TTTATGAGCAATCTTCTCAGCAAGTACATCTAACTTAGTAGCTGATGTTACCTTCTTTATTGTATCTCCTAAACCTTTAGATTTTGCCATTGTTATCCTTCTATCCTTAAACGTAAACCTTCTTTTACTAACGCTTTATAAATACCCTTTATTAAAACTTCATCATTGGATTCTTTAACTAAACATTGTCCTGAGTTGTGAACTATACTAGCTATAGAACAACCCTGCATATAAGGATAATTCAAATATCTTTGTATGCACCTAACAACGTGTTCAAAAGAATTCACATCATCATTTAATATAAATAGTTTCATATATTAAAAACTGATTCGAAGATTCTAATTGTTGGTACTAATTCATCCAAATCACATACTTTAGCCTCTAAAGGCCTTCCTGTTACATCCATAACATATACTATCCAACCACTAACGGATTTCACTTCCGGTGATATTTGTTTTGCTAATATTTTCATTCATAATCTCCAAACTTTGTTTTTGTAACTTTACAATAACTGCACATTTTTCATAATGTTCAATCTCTGTAAAGTAGTTGAGAAGTAAATCTAAAAATTGATTTCTCATTTCCAAACTAAACTCATCAGTCCATTTAAAATCCTTTTTTGTAAGGATATTATAGGCTTGTATCATTACTTTCTTCTCGTAGTTCATTTGATTATAAATATAGTTTTAAAATTAGTGAATTATCTTTTGTACATATTTTTGTACTTCTACATCAATATGTTCTCTAACTAAGTGAGTTTTGATTCTCACATCAGGATATTTTGATTTCAATTTATCTACTGCTTTGATGTTCTTTGATGAATCATCCATAAACGCAATATCAGTATATCCTTTCTTAATATGTTTCTCAATCCAATCTGATTTATCTTTTGGATTGTTACTACCTAATGCTACAACATACACTTCCATTCCAAATTCATCTTTAAAGAACTTTCTAATTGGATATGCAAGTTTTCTTGCGGTAAGTATTGTAACCTTCTTATTTGCATTATCCAACATTCTTTGTAGAAGTTTAAAATTCTTTTGGATTACCTTTGGGTTATTTAGTAATTTATTGAAATCTCTAAAATCAAACACATCGGATGATTTAGAATTATATTTTGCGTATTGAGCAGGGTCTAACTTACTCTCAGAACCATCCTTATGTTTTACATATATAAATGCATCTGATTTAGCAAGAGTATCATCAAAATCAAATACTCTGAGGATTCTACCACCTTCATTGATAATACCTTCACCCAATCCACCCTTATCATGTTTGGAAAACTTACTTAGTTTATCAAACGCTCTGAATGATTTAAGTTTCATAACTTTTTTTATTCTCATATCATCTAATTGCTTGTATCTCATATGATTCTTTACAATATAGAAAACATTAGCGGTGTTACCACCTACTGATTTAATCCAATCTCTATATTGTGATACTAAAGATGCCGATACCTTTTCGTGTCCAAAGTGTGTAATGTGTCCTTTCTTTGGATGAATACCAGCAGTTTCATCTTTTCCTATATCGTGAAACATAGCAGCAATCGCTATATCAATATCATCTTCTTTTATTGAACGATTTACAACCACTATTGTATGTTTTAGAACATTACCTTCTGGATGTTTATCTAATCGTTGTCCGAAGTTTTTTAGATTATAAACTCTCTTTTGTAAATCCGATGGCATCTTTTTAAATAGTGATTTGAAATCTGTGATTCCTAAATCTTTTAGATTTTCATCAATATTAGGTTCATTATCATATCCACATTCGTGGCAAATATATAAATCATCACCACCATCTTTTATTTCCCAACTATGATTACAATTATCACACTCAATTTTATCACCTACGATAGCTTCACTTAAAAAGTTTTCTTTTTCTTTATTTTTAATCCACATACCGATTTCAGGTCCTTTGATATCTTTAGGTACATCGTTTCCACCAACTGATAATTTAAAGTTTACAAACTTCTTCATATCGTTACCAATAATACTTCCGAATTTAATGATTTGTTCATCAGATAACGAAGTTTTTGTTTGAGCTTTTTTGTAAACTAATATTTCTTCAGGTTTGAATTGTTGTAGTGATACTAAAAATACAATATTGTTTCTTTCATCATTTGAGTAAGTTAACTTATTTAAAGTTTTTGATAAGTAACTTGGTGGATTCTTTCTAAGAATCGAAGATAAGAACAAAATGTAATCATTATCATTTATGTATGGTTTGGTTACTTTAAGATTTGGAAGTATAAGTTTGGTAAATCCAATCTTATCGTTCATTTCCATATATTTTTGTGGGTTCTTAGCCGATTTAAGTGATTTTACGAACTCATCTCTAATTCTCTCTGAACTGACACCTTTAAGTGTTGGGTCTTTCTGTAGAGATGATAATAAATCCTTATCGAATGTACCACCTAACCTCGCTTGAAATCTAAGAGCTCTGAGTTTTCTTAATGGGTCCTCTTCAAATCTTTCTTCTGCTTTACCAACAGTTCTGATTTTCTTCTTTTTCAAATCAGCGATACCACCAACTAAATCTACGATTTCTTTTTTATCTAAATCATAGAATAAAGCGTTAACTGTCAAATCTCTTCTTCGTACATCACCTTCGATATCTGTATAATCAACAGATGAAGGTCTCCTACCCTTACCAATATCTTTTCTAAATGTAGCTATTTCATTACCATTTACGATTACAACTCCGAATGATTTACCAACCTCAGCAGTTGAGAACTTATTATCCCTAGCTATTTTCAGAACCTCATCTGGTTTTGCATCAGTTGCCAAATCGAAATCTTTTGGATTAGAACCTAAGATTGCATCTCTTACTGCTCCACCTACTACATAGAGTTTGTATCCACTCTTTTTAAACGCTTTGTGTATTTTGAGAATATCCGATGGTATCTTCAACTGTAAGTTTGAAGATTCATTCAAATTGAACACTTTCTTTATAAAATCTACTTTTCTCATCATACCTTAATATACGAATTTTATTTGGATTTACCAAATTATTTTTGTTAAAATTTGTTAAATTATCTAGTCGTAGCTGTATGTAATACAAACAACACCATACCAGAAAATAACACTCCTAATGTAACCCTATCGTTTTGTGTTACTTTAGGTGATTTACAACATCCATCTGAAGCTGGTTTTGTAGAACCACATCCCACTAATAATGTACTAACTAATCCTAATACTATAAGTTTCTTCATTATTTTATCTTTCTATTAATTTTATGGTCTTTCCAAAACTTGTTGATTGTATCTTTTAAATCTTTATATAATTTTAATGCTTTTTTCTTTTCTTCAGGTGTTGTATAAGTCATAGCACCAACTGGTAAGAAATCTTTCATCATAGATGTTGGTATCTGATTATACTGAAGTGTTTCATCTATCTTATCAGGAAGTTCTTTGTAATCCTGCTTAGTCATCTTACTTGCCAACTTCTTAGCTACCTTTGGTTTGTTCTTAAACATATACCTTTGTTGAGCTTTTGAATCGAACTTTTCGTTTAGTATGTCTTTTAGTTTTATCGCCATGGTAACATTGTCATCCCAACTTTATTTAATAAAAACTCTACAATAACTACAAACAATATTCCACCACCGATTTGCCAAGCCCACCATTTCCAACCTTCTAATCCTAATGCCCATTTACGGATAGATGATTTTTCTGCTTTATCGTATAAACCAGATTTTTCACCGATTTTGGTAGCCCAATAGTTTGGGTCTATTATATCTTTTAATTTTTTTAATAACTTAATCATATCTCAACCTTCTGATTCTGAGTTTTGAAATCTTTCTTTCTCATTACTGTTTTAGCTATCACTTTGTTAGCTTGTTTCATAAAAGGTATATTGATATTAGTTCTATCATCTGATGCTACAACCTGATTGTATTTATCTAAGAATGATAAAAACTCTTTTTTCTTTTTAGCCAATCTTTTAAAGAATCCTATAAGTTCAGCTGATGATATCTCTTTATCATTTCTCGGGTCATTCAACCTATCAAAGAAATGTTTATCGGTGATTACTACATCAACAGGATTAAGTTTTTTATCTGCAAACTTATCTATCTTCTGTAAATCAGCCATTGGTATTTCTGATAATGGTTCTCTGATAGTTGGTGATGGGTGATACTTATCGATACATCTACCATCCAATGTAGTTGCGTTTTTACATTTGTTACCAAACATATCAAAGTAGATTTCATTTTTCTTTTTATATCCACTTCCATATGGTGCTGATTTACCATCGTGATTTGGTGCTACATTCTCTCTTTTCTTTTTACCAGCACAATGTGCTTTCTGAGAAAATCCTTTTGGATTGTTACAATCAATACTTTTTTTGTAGTTGTTACTCCACCCTTCGGTTTTAGGAATTAATCTAAATTTTAGAAGTGGTTTATTATTGATTGTGATATCACCTTTTTCGTTCTTACCGATTGATTTAACAACGATTCTTTTGTTTTTGAACTTACCACCCAATACAGTATCACCTACCTTAATAGGAACTGTTATGTTCTCACCCAATGATTTAGCTACTGAGTTATATAGTTCGATTGCTTCATCTTTTTTAAGATGTATTGTATATGTAGGTATTTCTACATCTTTACCAAATTTGTAAATTGCGGCTGCCCAACGATGATGCCCATCTATTATGTAATTATCCTTAGATATGATTAAAGGTTTCATATCAGTAGGTTTACTATATTTCGCAGCTACTCCCTTTACTTTGGATTTGATTAGTTCTTTTTGAGATTGTTTGAGATTTACGGCAAGAGACATACCCTTTGTAACCTTAGCTTTACGCTTAGTCATACCGAGTGCCTTACCCAAATTTTGAGTATTCACTTGAGGCATATCTTTTCTGCTATACAAAGGCATATACTTTTTCTCCTTTTACTGAATTGTAATCTAAAATAGATACTCTTCTGTGAGATTTAGTTTGCGTAAACCCAATCATCAACATTCTACTTATCCAAAACTTTTTGGAGTGATTCAAATGTCATCGGGTGTTCCGAATCATTAACTTCTTCAAGGGATTCTACGACCCTTGCTATCTCTTCACGTACTATTTCTCTAATCTTATCCTTACTTTCATCAGTTATGGTCTTTCCACCATATTTCTTCTCTAAAAGAATCATTAATTTCTCTATCTTTTCCATTAATATCCTCTTTGATTAAATGTAGCCACTTGGACTAATTTAGTTCTTCTTTGTTGTTCCAATTTGAATTGACGTAATCCTTCATTCATATCTTTTTCATATAAAGATTTGTTCTGAGGATTTGAAATCCAATCTTTCCAACCATATTGTCTAATACTATTCATATATGAATAAATATGGAGTTATAAAGAATAAAGTTATTTTTGGCGTTTTCCTTTGTGAGAGTCGATTCTGTCTAATATTTCATTAAGTAGTTCATTCTTAATGAATCCCGCCATAGAAGCGTTCTTTAACGCTGATGCCATTTGGAATACCATAAATGGCGCTATAATTGTTTCAGATAACCATGCCGTACCCTGAAACCCTAATTCGATTGATAGTATAACAGTTAGTATTACTACCCACGCAAACATATTTTTCAAAACTTTGAGAGCTTTGTAGGTTTTAAACCCCTCTCTTTTTATACCTGCGATGATTCCGAAAAACCCATCTAATAACAGAACTAACATTACTGCCATATATTGTTCTGCGTTACCCATTGTTACTTCCATCAGATAAGCCCCAATAAAAGCACATGCTGAAGATAAGCCCATACCTACCATTAGGTAAGTGTTTTTCAATACCATCATATTATTTTCCATAATTTAAAAACTCAGTTTATTTTGCGAACTTCTCTATTCCCGCAATTCCGAAACAGCCCAATGTAATCCAAACGAATGAATTGTATATGAACTCATTAATTACTAAATCTTTTCCAAAGTAACCCGTAGTTAAGTCTACTACTGCGAATAAGGTCATTACTGCGAAAGACATGAACCCAATTACGTTTTTTTCGTTAATGTTGTTATCATCCTTAAAAATATTCTTAAATGCCATCCATTTTCTCCCGATATATTTAAACATAATGTAACTCCTTTTTATAATGATAAATATGGTGAATATTAGAATCCACTCAAAATTATCTCATCAATTTTTTCTTGAACTTCTTCTCTAGTCGCTGCCATCTTAAAACTCAAATCAGCTTGATACCGTTTCTTCTCTTCATCGTACTGAAGAATTAGTACAGTAGGTACAACTACTACTTTCCATTTTTGTTGTAACTTTGGTTTTTTTGCAATATCAATGTGTTCTATCTCACAATCTTCCAACTCATCAACCCAAGTAACATCGTTAGCTTCATTCCAACCAGCATTAAAATGTAATACTACTACTTGCGCTCCTAATAAGTTACTAAGTAGTATGAATGGTATTAATAAAAACTTTTTCATATAAACCCCTTTTATCGTAGTTTGTCTATTTTTTCTTCGATACGTTTAATATCTTCCTTTAATTCACCAACATCCTCCTGAGTAGTCATAATTGTTTGTCTAATCAACTGGTCTTTCATATCGTATTCCATACGAGTAACATCTGGTGGTAGTGGAGCGGGTAACTCTTTTGCTTCCTCTATATCCGCTTGTAGAGCGAACCACATACCAACTACTGTTGCAACTCCTACCAAAATCAAGCCTATTGTTTTAAGGTCTAACGTAATTTTAGTTTCTTCACTTAACTGTTTTGCCATTTTTTACCCCTTATAATATAATGAAGTTTATACCCATTGAGAAATCGTACCAACTACGATTCCAGTATTTGTGGTATTTACCTTCCGTAAATATTCCTAATGATTTTGTAAATCTATATCCAAAAATTAATCCTCCTGAATAATCTATCCAATTTCCACCATTATACTTATGATAACTATATTGGTCATCACTTTTTATATGGTATGGCATTACATTTGCCCAAGAGTGTAACCAAAAATCTTTAGTATATTTGTAATAATCAAATCCAACGACAAAAGAGTATTCTAATTTAGATGGGAGTAATTCTCTTTCTCTATCCACATAATCAGATAGAACCTGAGGAATTACAACTGCTTCCCACACTTCTGTTGAGTTTGCTACAACATTACCATTTGGGTCTAAATATTGAATATTATCTACATCACTAAAATCTACCCCATAACCCATTTCATTAATTGCTAAGTTAGTAAAATGAATATCACCAGTTTGTAATATCCAATCTGCTAAAGGGTCGAATCCATATGGTTCTGAAATTCTTTGAACTAATCCAGCGTTTACAGAAAACTTTCTATTGAATTTATATCTGTATCTCTGAGATGCTTCGAAGTAATTAATATCTGCAAGTTGGTCTTGTAGATATTCAACCTTAACCACATACCAATCACCTATATATCTAAGGAAGTGGTCTTGGCTAAGGAATGTTTTACCTTGCTGCCTTCTAAAATCCCATTCAAATAGATACTCAAATCCTTTTGATTTACTACCGATAGTAGCTGCATCTGAGAATGAGTTTTCAGTACCATTTTTAAATCTATTTTGAATATTTGGTTCGTATCCAAATCTTTGAATTTTTCTAATACCAAATACTGCTGAGTAATCATATGGAGTTGATGTTCTTGTAGTTGTCAACCCATCTGTTACTGAATATGTTGTTACATCTGAAATTGAGTTAGCCCCATTATAAGCCGCATAAAAAGTAGAGAACTTAAACTCTCTTTTTAATTTCTTCTTAAATTCAGATGGTTTTTTAACTTCTTTCTTTTCTTTTACAACCGGCGTTATTGAATCCTGCCCTTGCATAACAAAAG